TTCATCTTTGAATTGTTTGGATGGTACAACACAATCCATATAATCAATAAAAACAATATCTGGTTTATTACCATTAGATGTTAATTTTTTTAAATATTGTTTTATTTTTGGTATCGTTGTACCATCACTGGGCATTTTCTTTAATATTAGATTTCCCTCTCTTGATTTAAATTTAGGTATTACTTTTTTAATTTCTTCTCTGTTTTCCGTTAATTCATTTAACGGTACTTCTGTCCAACACGTTATATGTTTTCTTTGTATTACCTTTGGGTTATCCTCAAAAAATATTTGTACAACATTATAACCTAAATTATATGCATTATTTGCCATTTTAGTAACTAAGGTAGTTTTTCCAACACCAAACGGTGCCAATATAACACCTAATTCACCTTTAGATAAACCACCATCCATAAGATTATCAATACCAATCATACCTGTCGGAACTGGTTTCCTAAAATCTTCAGATAAAACATCATCTATTGCATAAAAAACATCAATGCCGGCATCCTTTACTCCGCCAACAGATAAAGCTTCTTTTAGTATCTCTTCACACTCATCATATCTATCGAAATCACCCAATTCTAGGATTTTCTGAATTTTTTGATTTGCTGTCTTAAGTTCTTGTTGTTTACAAAACTTAAGTGCGGTATCTTGGATATGTAAACAATCCTTGCTATCTCCATTTTTTACATCTTTGATCATTTCCAAAGCAGATTCTCTAACAATTTCTCGTTTAATATCTACCTTAATAATCTGGAATATTGTTTCATAGTTTGGTATTGTTTCATATTTTTCATAATAGTCCTTTAAACTAGCAACAATTAACCTAAGATATTCATTATCAAAATATTGTGGACTAATAATATTAATTATTTCTTCAGAAAATTTTGTATCTTCTATTAATTGTTTTACTAATCTAATCTGGAAATTGACCCCTAAATAACCTAAGTTCTCTACCTTTTTTTTAGTCATAATTTTTAATGATTTAATGTATTAATAAATATCTATTAAAGTGCGTAACCGCACCATTCTTTTGTATAATTTCTCAAAATTAATCCTTGTTGTATTGTAGCAATGATTTTAGGAATAATTTTTCTTATGTCAACATCATACCTAACTTTTGGTGGGTAATCATTTCCAGTAAAATTTTTTTCTATAACAATTTTTCCATTAATTTTTATCTGAAAAGTAAAAATATCTTCATTTTCATATATATCAGTTATTTCATATTTTTCTTCTTCCGCCGCATCTGAATAAACTAGATGTGGGTTATAATATTTAAATAAATAATCAGATGTTTTTAATTTAAATTGATGTTGTATAATATTAACTGCACCATCTATAGTTTCTTTCAACTCAATTGATCTTAAGCTATTTGGATTAAATCCCCTAATGGAGAAATTTCTACCAACTATGGGTTTATTATTGATTAATAATAAAAATTCATATGGTAGGTTTTCATAATTATTTTTCATACTGTTTTACTTTTACTTATGTTAAAAAAATTCTTTTCTTTTTTAATTATTCTTAAAAATGGCGTTAAAAAACTTATATAACCATCTCTACCTCCCGGTATTGCCATTGTTAACCCATCTTCTAACATCATTTTAATGATATTCTTTGTCGTTCTATCTTCCGGATCAATGGGTGTATCAAATAAATCATTAAGTTCATTTTTTGCTGATTCTGTTATTAATGGTTTTTTTAAATTTATAATTTTTTCATTAATTTCAAAAATATCTTCTCCTTGGCACCCCACAGTTACTTTATTTATTATATTATCCAAAGTTTTCAATCTTATTTTTCTTTCTTTTTGTAATACCTCAATTTTACTAATAATATCTTTCAATGTCAAAGTTTTTTTAGTAATTTCCGGAAAATATTTTATAAGTGTTTTTTCTTTTACACCGCGTATACCTTTAATATTATCACTAGCATCACCTGATAATATTTTTATTAATTTGGAGTTACTATGATGATGGTCAAAATAATTTTTATAATTATCCTTACCAACTACTTTTCTTAGATTAATTATATATATACTTACTCTATTATCTATCAGTTGACACATATCTCTATCATTAGAGATGATCACAACTTTTTCATTGTCTCCTATGTTAGTACAATAATATCCTATAGAGTCATCTGCTTCAATTATTTCATCTTGAAATTGTCGTATGAATAATTCTTCACAATATTGGATTACCCTATGTTTTTGGATATATAATTCAGGATCTTTAGGTTCTCGGTGATTGTAAAAATCTTTTTCTCTATTAGCTTTATATTCCTTATAAATTTCATACCGCATCCTACCACTAAACTGACCATCCCAAAATATAAAAACCCTATCAAAACGATTTTCATTAATAACTTTTCTTAACATAGTTAGGAACTGAAAAATACCACCTATATGGGTATCTTTATAATAAAGATCTTTAGCTCCATGATAGGCGGTTTTCAATAATGAATCACCATCTACTAATAATGTATGTGTATATTTTTTTTCTTTATTTGGTCTTGACACCGGTCATTACTATTATAAGATTAAACAAATATATTAAATGTCTTCGTATTCCACAGGTGCCTCAATAGTATCATCATCTTCTTCAAGAGTAAACTCTACATTTTCCCCAACTTTATTAAAAACTTCTGACCAATATTCTTTATAATCTGTCTTATATGTATCAATTGCTTTTTTATCGTCTTCAATAAACCCATGGGTGGTAGCTAATATTCTACAATCAGCATATCCTAAACCATTCATATGGTTTTTATGGATACCAACCTTTGTTCTAACTGCAAAATTTACTTTTCTACCTTGATTGGTAGCATTTAATTTAGAAATACCTGCACTTTTTTGGTTACCAAATAAAAATACTAATGCACAAGATAAGTAAATGGATTGACCTCCCTTTGGTTGGATTCTAGGTTTACTAAATGGGTTATCAGGTAAGTCTACCCAAGGTTGGTTACAAAATACCATAGTATCAGTATATGGTGATGTTTCCTTTCTTGATGAAGTAATACGTTGCGCCATTCCCATTCCCCATTTTTCAGAAATAGTTCTAGCAGTATGTTGATTACCACCTTTACCATCAAAACTCATTTTACAAGGTATAGTACCTATTGAATCCCATAGAAAAACTATATCATGTGGTATTTCTCCACTTTTTTGGGCATCTAATATTTCAGTAACATATTCAAATGCTTGTTCAATATAATCAAAACCTAATTTATAAAGTAAAAATCCATCCCAATAACCTTCTACTTCTCCTGTGGTTTCATCTATTTCTTCCACATATTCAGCTTGCAATCCTAATTGTTTAGCAAACTCAAAACTGAATTTTTGTTCGGTAATAATAAAAACTGGAAGTATACCTTTCTTTTGTGCATCCGCCGCAGTTTGAAGTAATGCGGTAGTTTTTCCAGTATCAGAGTGTCCTAACAACATATTCACCTGCCCAATTGCGGGACCTGGGATTCCTGTTGCTTTTTGGAAAGCTTCTCCTAGATCAAAGTATTTTTGTTCTTTATACTTATCACTAGAAGAAAATCGTTTCCGTATACTAGAAAAATCGGTATTTTTTTTCTTAAGGGGTTTTTTAGCCATTTTAATTTACTTTTTAGAATGGTAATTCATCCGCTTCATCATCATCTAATGTAGTTACTACTACATCTTCTTTTGAATCATCAGATAGATCATCATTATTTTTAAGTAAATTAATTTCTTCTTCTAAAGATGCTGTTTCAGTTTCTTCTTTCTCCTCCTCCGCAACATATTTAGATAACTCTGAATCCCATATTGGTGTCATATTTTTAGCCACTATATCCAACCATTCAGGTGATTTTTTAGCGTAAACATCTCTAAATGTTTCTTCATTATTAAACCATTCATCTGCATTATCTTTATCGGTAGTTAAAATGGTCGCATCATCACCCATAATAGAACTAACTACACTCCATCCTTTATCATTACGATTAGTTGTAATGATAATATCTCTACCTTCCCTAGCATCAGTTATATCACCCTTTAATTTAAAGATTGGCATCAATTTATCTTGTACACCATCTCCAGTATATTTATGCTTATACCTCCAGAATTTGACTCCATGATCTTCATTATCTCTATCAATCCCCTTTACTACATAATATTTACGTGGAGTGTATTCTTTTGCCATATCTTTGGCTTTTTTACTACCATCCATTTTTAAAGCTTCTTCAGCTTCACATAAAGGACAAAGTTCTGCATCATTTAATTTATTACAATAAATCTTTTCATATTTACTGGCCACTTCCCTTTCATGTAAATAAATTTCACCAAAAGGAGATTTACCTTCCTTTCCAGGTAAAATTCTAAATCTCTTAGTAGAGTTATTTACACCTTTTTGTAATTTCTCTGTAAAGTATTTTTTTAACCTCTCCTCGTTGGATACTTTTGGTTTTTTACCACCATCACTATTTTTTTCGTATTGTGATAAAATTGATTCTAATGTTGTATTACTCATTGTATTTTTTTTTAATTATTATTAATTTTTATATCTATTGAAATATAGTTATTAGTTTTTTAAAAGTCAATAAATAAAATAACCTATAATGAAATAAATTTAATCATTATAGGTTAATTTGTCAAATGAGGGATTTGACTTAATCTTCGGGTAGTTCTGAATAGTTTTCATCATTAGAATCGTAGTTAAAAGAATCCTTTATTTCTCTTTCACTATATTCATCTACTTCATTTTTGGTTATAACATATTCTTCCTCTTCAGTTTCTTCTCCTACTTCATAACCCTCCTTATCTTCCCAAAAATCTGTTAATTTAACACTATAAGGAAATGAATCCATAGATCTCATTTCTAATTTTTCTACGGGAGTAGGATTTCTTCTTTCAATTTCTTTTTCTAAACCATCAATTTTATCAATAACTTGATCCATACCACTTACTTGATCTGATAATTCACTAAAATTACCCATCAATTCTTCCATTTTTGATGTAAGTCCTTCTATTTCTGTTCTAGTTTCTTCTGCTTTATCAACAATATCAGTAACATCTACTTCTACTGTTTCATCACCAATAGGTTCTTCAGTGGCAAATTCATCTTCAATTTCCATACCTTCTTCTGGTGTTACAAATGGATCAACTTCAACATCAGTTGTAACTTCTTCACCTTCTGGTGGGGTAGCAAGTGGGTCTTCAACGGATGGTGTTTCTAATCCGGCATCGACAGGGGGTGTATCTAATGCGTCAGGTGCAGCAAATGGATCTTCTGCTGGTTCTTCTTCACCAGGTACTGGATCCTGCTCATATAAAGTATCTGCCCCTAATAATAAATTATCTACATCATCATCTTCACCATCCTCTTCTGGAACATAAAAAGTATATTCCAAAAGTTGCATGTGTCGTTTTAATTCTTCTTTTAATAGATTTTTTTTACTCATTTCTATTACATTAATAATTGTCTACCATCAGTAGTTTTATAAACTTTGTTTACTCTTTCGACAATTTCTTTACCGTCATTGATTAAACATTCTTC